TCCACCCAGAATTCCGAAGGTTTTCAAATCAGTGAGCAGTTGCGCCAGTGCCTTACTCAAGGCCTCGACCTGATTGATCAAAACTTGCGTATCGTGCTGCGAATAACCGGCGCCGGCAACTTCGCTGAAACTTCCATTGACGGGGGCACGTGTCCCGCCGGCCGACGTTCCCCACCCAGTGATTGTCGCTGAGGATGACGAAGGCCCGAGCGCAACCACGTCATTGGCGATCCGCACCAGCGCGTTGTACCAAGGTTCGGTAATGAGCAGCGCGAGGTTTCTGCGCTCGTCCGCGACCAGCGGGTAAGGCTGTCCTGGCAGTGCCGGGTCGGTGCTCACTTCTCCTCCCATACGATCTGCGGCGCGCCGTGGCGCTTGTCGATGCGATCCGTGACCGCATCCTTGATTGCCTCGTCCTTGGTCGCATAGACATTCGCGCCGCGCTGCGCCTGATGTCCGCGCGGCCACGGCGCGACATAGAATTTTCCGCCGTCTTCCCAGCCGTAGAATGTGCGTCCGGGCTTCATGCGGTGTCCCCAAAAAACATCCAGACCGCACCGATAGCGACGATGACCATGGCGATGCCGATCATTTCCGCGGTCATGCGGAGTGCTTGATCACGTCGACGAAAGCGCCCTGCAGCGCCGACTTGCCGGCGAACGACCATTGGAGCCGGAACACGAAGTCGCGCGCCTGACCGAGCCCGCGCCAGCGCAGCATGGTCCGGTTATGTCCGGCCGAGATCGCACCTTTCCAGCGCACATTGCCGAAGGTCACCCCGCCGTCGCGCGAGATCGACAGACCGAGCTGCGGCGGAATCGGGTCGACCTCGCCAGTGTTCGGCATTTCTCCGGTTTCGAAATCGGCCACGAATTCCGGCACCGTCAACCGCTCCATCTCGTCAATCACATGCGGAAAGGTGCGCTCGAAATACATCGGTGCGCCATTGTCGGTGAAATTGTTCTGGTCGATCGTGTAAAGCTGCCCGGTCGCCCAGTCCTGGCCGATGTTCTTCTCGTAGGCCAGGACCGAGAACGCGACGAGTTCGCGATTGAGATTTCCATTGGCGTCCGTGGTGGCACGCCGATGCCATTGTTTGGTCGAAAGATCGTAACCATAGGATACATTCGCGGTCGGAAAGTGGATCACCACGTATGTATGACCAGCCTGCTGATACGAATAGCTGATCGCGTCCGAAATGGTTGCGTAGTTGCTCCACTCGTATTCGAGCGCCCGCGTCGAGATCGCCACCACGGCGTAGCCCTCGGTGCGCACCATGATCGCCTGACCTTGCGGATTGCGGGCCAGCCAGAATAACTTGTCGTCGGCCTGGGTCAGCGAGTATGGCGCAGCGCAGCCATAAGGAATGAAGGTCTGCGGAAATTCCTCGTAGGGAAAATCCGCGGCGCCGGAGAGATACCAGACTTCGGAACGCAGCGAACCGAGCAGCCATTTCTGGCGCAAATTGAAGGCATGCGCGACAATCGGATCAGGCGACGAGCTTTTGTTCGCCTGATTGAGGATATTGAACGCTACCTGATCCGACAGCGAGATGTACCACTCATCCGTACCGGGCGCATTGAAAGCAAGAAACGTATCGGCAAAATCCACCATCGTGGAGCCGACGAAAAGTCCGGTTGGGTCGTTGATCGGCGCGAAGGCAAACGCATTCGGAGCTGTCAAATTGATGGTGTAGCCATTGACGCTACCATCGACGATCACCGCTTGATTGCCATTGTCCGAGAACGAGACCGGCGTACTTGCCTTCGTCGCCAACTGCCCGATGAAAATATAAACGCCGGCGGAATTGACGTAATAGACGGTTTGCCCGATGACCGAGAACAATTGCTCTTTGCTCGAGATGAAGATGCCGCGCCCGACATCCTGCGACAGCGCATTGCCGAACGGGGTGAGGCCGGGCCGCGGAAAGTGCGTCACCGGCGTCGGAGATTGCACCTCCTCCGGATTGATTTCCGGAATCAGATTGATGCAGGTTTCGACCGAGGCAATCGTATTGCGCGACTGATAGGCGCCGGAGAGAAGCGACAGCCTCATTGCAACTGCGCCTCCCGCGGCGGCCTAGGTATCCACACGACACGCGCGCGGCGGCGCTTGGCGAACGCGTTGACCTCGGAGACCTCGCCGCAGTCGATCATCCGGCGCACCGGCGCGTCAGGAGGATCGTCGCTGACGCGATAAACCTTCGCGGCGGGATCATAGCAGCCATAGACCAGACGATCGCGGCGGGTCATGCGTTACTTGGCGGCCCAAACACCATTCTTAGCGCAGAAAAAAGCCTCCGGCGCATGCGAGGCAAGATTGCCGGAAAGCGTGGTCCCGTTATTGATCGTGTCCTGTACCCCGGTGATCAGATTGTTTGTGATCGAAGGATAAACGACGATCGGATTGGCGCCGTTGTTGTAGAGCAAGGTTTCCGCGCCTTGAAAACAGGGAGGAAGCGCGACACCACTGCTCGCCGCCGCGGTATCGACCTCCATGAGATAGATACCGGCAGGGAGCTGCAACGCAGTCGCTTGCGTTGTACCCGCAGCGGTCAAACCAGATTGATAGGTATTGTTCAGCCCGCTGGCCAAGCCAAGCAGCCATGTTCCGTCCGGCGTCTGGAAGCCATTGACCGGAGGCTGACCAGTTACCGCGAACGCCGCGCCGACCGCCGCCGCGAAGAACGCGCCGAGCAACATGTGTGCGATAGTTTTCAGCATCGGAATTTCTCCTCAGGGGGTGTCAGAGCGATAATTGTAGGTTGACGCGCCATTGTTGATCAGCTCGCGCGGCATCCGCAGCGTCGGAATCTGCGCATTGGCTTTGCGGATGATGTTCTTGCCCTGTGCGGCCAGCTGATTGATCGTGATATCCGCCGGCATCTGGAATGCTGCGCGAAACCGCCGCGCCAAACACCATTCAATCGCTGCGTTATATTCCGGCGGAAACATCACCGCCTGCTGCAACTGAGCAAAGAACGGCAGCGTCTGCTTGACCAGAATGTGGATCTGGTAGATCCCGGCTTGCGGCACCGGCCAGGGATACAGCTTGCCGATCGGCATCCCTGGGTCATAGAACACCGCGGCCGAGAACGTCCCAAGCGTCTTGAGCCGGATAGCGGCGTAATCCTCGTAGGCGTCGATCACTTCGAGAGGCCAATCGAACGGCTGCGTTCCGGCATTGGGCGCCGGAGAGCCATTGTTCGACAATTGCCGCAGGAACGCATATTCGAGCCGGTCGGGCCGCGGATTGATGTTGAAGTTCTGCCCCGCGCCGACTGTGTAGAACTGCGCCCCAGTCGATGTGAACCCGTAATCGACCAGCTGATAGACCATGTACCGCTCGCGCTGCCATTGCGCGATCATGCGGTTGGCGAGCCGGAGCGACTTGTTCAATACGTCCGGATCGATGCTCGCATCAAAACCCTCAACGCCGCTCGTCGTCAGCGCGTCCGTGAGCAGGGTCTGGACCTGCTCGGGAGCCGGCAACTGCTGGGCGGGAGCGTTGGGCATCAGGAAAGCAGTCGGAGGATGTGGTCTAAATTCTGGCCGGTTACAATAGCTAAGGCCAGTACATCGACGTGCTTATTGCGCGATGGAGACCAGAAAATAATACGCTCCTCTCCATCGATAGTCCCGCGCCGGATTTCCACGGAGGCTGGCACATCCGGGAATGGATGGTCCTTCCATGTCGGAATATCGGTGACCAGCGTCACAGCCCGAGTTCCTTCTTGATCCGCGCGCTGCTCCAGCGGCGATCGATATCGATGCCTTCCTTCTCGGCGAGTTCAAGCAGCGCCTTGCGCTCGAGATCATCGTGTGGCGCGCGCTCGTTGTGCGCCTCGATCTCGGGCAACCCAACCTCATCGATTGGAGCCGATGCCGCAGCCGGCTTTTGCGTCGCCGCCAGCACCGCCGCGACAATCGCCGCAATGGCCGTCGGATCGATCGCCGCGTTGGCCACCGTCCCGGGCTTCATGCTCTGCGCAATCACCTCGGCCAGGCGCTGCGTATCGCTCTTCACCGGCAGCGACTTGCCGGTCATGTCGACGCGCGGCTTATTCGGCACCGGCGACCATTCTGCACCGAGCGCGATCACCTCTTCCTTGCTCTTGACGAGCTTTGGGTCGAGCGTGGCGTGATACATCCATGCCGGGAAAGGCTGATAGCGATACGGCCGGAAATACTTGCCGTAGTGCTTGTGCTTTTTGAACGCCGCATAGTCCTGGATGTGCGGCGGCTCGATATCGGGCTGCCATTCGTCTTCCGAGGTATTCGGCGTGTTCGCCCATGCGCCGGGCGTCCAGTTGTTGCAGGACGTGCCTTCGCCGGCGATGGAAGGATCGAGATATTCAACGGCCATATAAATTGTCTCCAGATTTTGTGATCAGAATTTCAGGTGTCGGCGTGCTCGACGGGCGCCTCAATCGGCTTCGCCATCGGCGCATGCAGCGACATCTCACCGCGCGGCGGCAACTCGGCAATGCTCTCGACCCAGCCGTCGCCGAGCGCCTTGGCCTGGTCCTCGTTCTCGACTTGGACCCAGACGAAATCATGCCGCTGTTCGTAGACGCTGGCCGCCACGCCTTCCACCGCATGGTGCTGGCGCGAATAGAGCATCATCGGATAGTGCAGCGGCTCGCCGCGGATCTCGGCGTGATCCAGTGCGTTGGCGACATGCATCACGTTGTAAAGCGTCGGCTCGATGCCGAGTTCGGCGGCGACGTCCTCGACGAACTTCACGTGATGGCGCGCTTCTGGCGGCATTGCGTGAAGATGAAAGGTCGGGCGGATGGCTTCGGCGGCTTCCTTGGGGGTCATGGGATTCTCCTAAAAAATCAGCTCGGGATGATCGTCGATCCAAACATCGACATGGCGTCCGGATCTCTCCATGAAGAAACCCTTCTTTTCGCAGTCGGTATAAATCACTTCGCATGGTATGGATTCGATAGGTTGCGAAGCTGACCGCATCGTCACGCAAATGATCTCGTGACCATCCGCCATAGCCGCGCGAATGAAGGCCTGAAAGAGCGACGGGGCGCGCGTTATCGTCCCGTCGTAATCTATCGCGATGCGCATTTGATCCTTTACAAAGAATCGCAGGTCTGAACCGCCCATTCGCCACGAGGCCAGAAATACCCGAAAAGCGCATCGACGCGATCGATTGGCTGATCCGTGCCTGGCTCGTAGCAGACGAGAGATCGCAGCGAGCACCGATCGAACTCATGCCGGGCCGCCTCGATCACGCCTTTGCCATTTGGCGGCATCCAGAGCGGCGCGATGACGAGCGACACCGCATCACGCTGGAACGCCAGCGACTGCCGGTAAGTGACCGAAGCGTTGGCGAACGGCGTGATAACCGCATTGTTCGCCGGCGATTGGGTCACCGTCATGTAGGCCTGCGCCGTATAGGGCAGGCCCGCAT